CAAATATCTCTGGTTTTAGTATATAAGTCCCAAACTGATCCTGAAGTCCTGTCTTCCCTGGGAATCTTGGTGTATATCTAGATGCTTCAAAGTTATCATATGTTTTATCATCTCTGCATCTAAGATCATACAATGCTTTATCATAATCCCTTATCCACGGGTGAGGCATAGATGGAGTGAACCAGGGAGCAATTGTTTCTTGTTTAGGTATTAAAAATACAGATTCAGGCTTGTCAAAAGAATCCGTTAATAAATTATACCTAAAGTGCTTCATGGGAAGGCCTTGCCCATGGTATACCGACGCTCCTGTAGGAGGATCATCCAATACTATAGTAGACCCTCCTGTTATTCTAAGATCTAGGTATTCCCTGGGTAGGATAGGCCTAGATTCCTGAGTGTGGCCCATGGTTACATACACCCAAAAATCAAGATAAGATTTACCTACGTAAGCTCTTACTATAGTTCTTATACAAAAGTAATCGGACCTGTTAAAGGAGTAGAAGGTTTTCTGGGTCGCGTCTTCGGACTTTAACACTACATTCTGTATAATATTTTGTCCTCTTACTATAACCTCAAATTTTTTAGTTTCCGTCTCCTGTGGGGTTACAAGCACAAGACAAAAAGAGCACACAAAAGAGAAGGCGCTTACTAAAAGGTATTTCATCGTGCTATTATATAGCATGGTTAACCGATACAAGACAGGTAGTGGTCCTGGTGCATTTAGAAAAGTTACTTGCGCTCAGACGGGAGAAGAAGTCTCCAGAAGAAAGAGTTTGGCTATAGGATATAAAGGAGACGGTGCTTGTGGCTCCCCTGCCCCTGCGTGCAAGAGAGTTAAAAGAGAACTGGCTCCTAAGCAGGTAGTTTTAAGTTCTGTAGAAATTAAGCCTAAGGTTATTAAAAAAGTGATAGATACTCCTAGAAAAGAGATTGTACCTGTTGCACCTCTTTCAAGCCGACAAAAGGCTCAAGTTAAAAAACTATTAGATAGAAAAAGAAATGAAGATAAGAAATCTACCTAAGACTCGCCGTTGCAAGCAAGGCTGTTGAATTAAGTTCTATCTTGCTTATCCATTATAAGCAAGTAAATTATCCAAGCTGTGGCACTCCCCAGGAACATATCCCACAAGAAAAATCCTGTAGGCGAGTGCCATGTTAGTATTAGAGGTATCGGTGTCCAAAAGCTCAGGCACATCACGCACCTGAACAGCTTGGGAGGAACCCTATCTATCTTTTGCCATATAGAATAAGATAGAGAAGAATTTACAATTGAGTTTGCTATTCCGAAGTTAACTAAGATCCATAGTATTGATTCCATCATGCTTTAGGACACTCCACGGGTAGTCTAAATAAGTGTACAAACTTTCTTCTGTTCATTTCCCAACCCATATCAACTTCCCCTCCAGACTCATGCCTGATTAGAATAGGTATGACCTTATTATTATTACCGTTTTCGTAGGCTCGTAAGCAGTAAGTAAGATCATAAAAGTGCCATCCATTACTAAAAGTCTTCGGCTTCTTTAGGTCTATTTTATCTAAAAGACCTACAGTAGATACCATAAAGACACCATCAACTACTACTACGTTACTGGGTGTTCCGTAGTATGAGGTTTGAGTTTCATATATGGAGGGGCCATGAAACACTGTTCCACTATGGTTACCGTGTATAGTATTTTGCCCCGTAATTCCTTCCCACCAAATTCCGCTCTTTGGTAACTTCCTAGTCCCAGCTACTCCAGCGATGCCTACTTTTTTATCCTTCATAGCATCCCTAATAACAGTTATAAACATTTCAGGGTCGCTCATAATCTCAACATCATCATGACACATGATCACTATATCGTCTGGGTTAGCGCCATTGTCGATTATAAGTTCAAGCTCTTTGTCATAAGCGTCGAACATAGACTCTTTATCTACCAATAAACGAACCTCTACTCCACTCTTACGTAAATAAAGTAGTAAGCCGTCTAGAGTTTTTGAGATTTTATTGCTTCTAGTGCATATAAACGCATAAATATAAGGAGAAGGTATCATTTTTAATAGTTATGGAGTTCAGCAGAGACCAAATAGAAGAAATTAAACGTAGAACTAGCAGGTATAAGGCTGATCCAGTAATTTTTATTGAAGAATGTATTAAAGTGGCTCACCCCGTTAGGGGCTTGGTGCCCTTTAAATTATATCCATTCCAGAAACTTATTATACACGCTTTACAGAATAATAGGTTCAATATTCTTAGAAAGTTCCGTCAGGCGGGGTGTACAACCTTAGCTGCTGCATTCAGTTTATGGCTAACCATGTTTCATAAACTTAAGTCTGTAGTCATTCTTTCCATTGGTGATACAGAAGCTACAGAAGTTTTAGATAGAATTAAGATAATGTATAATGAACTTCCATCCTGGTTTAAAGAGATACCAGAATTTCAGACAAGTAAGTCTAATATGCATACTTTTAGACTTAAAAATGGATCTTTCATTAAATCCAGGCCATCTGGTAGGCAGTCTGGTCGTGGTCTTTCCTGTTCATTACTAGTATTAGATGAGGCGGCATTTATTGAAAATATTGGAACTATTTGGGCTGCTGCATATCCCACTATCTCTACTGGAGGTAACGCCTTTGTTCTATCTACGGTAAATGGAATAGGAAATTGGTATCATGGTACCTGGGAGGATGCGGTTGCTGGTAAGAATTCCTTTAGTCCCTTAGACATTAATTATAAAGATCATCCCCAATATGTCCCTAATAAGGAATATGACAAACTATTTAGAGAGCAATATAATGTAGGTTTCTATGAGATGCTTTTGGATAAAGGTATAAACGTAGACGAGTGGGAAAAGCAAACAAAGGGTAATATAAGTCCTAGAGAGTGGTTACAAGAGTATGAATGCTCCTTCCTTGGTACAGGTGATACTTATGTTGATGGAGAAATCCTATCTAACTTGCATGAGCATTCAAATCCCAATTATTGGAGAAATTACAATAACAGAATGCGGGTTTGGAAGGAAGCTCACCCAGCATATGAATATATTGTAGCTGTTGACATATCCTTAGGAAGGGAAAGAGATTATTCTGCCTTTCATGTAGTTAATTGTTATAATGGAGAACAAGTAGCAGAATTTTATTCCAATAGAACACCTATAAATGAATTAGCTAGGATAGTTTCTGATGTTGCTAGAAGTTACAATGAAGCCTTAGTAATTCCAGAAAGAAATACAATAGGATTAAACTTTATTGATAGGCTTGAACAAGATGAAGAATACGAAAATCTATGGCTTGATGAAAAGGGTCAAATAGGCTTTCAAATGACAGCTACCAATAAAGAACATCTTCTAGCTTTAATGGAAGAATTCATAAGAACTAGACGAATTAAATTAAACTCAGAAAGAACCACTAACGAGTTACTTACTTTTGTAGTAAAAGATAGTGGAAAAGCAGAAGCAGATGAGGGGTGCCATGATGATTTAGTTATTTCCTTGGCACTAGCAACTTTTGCTCTTAAAGAATTAGTTAACACAACTCCAGTGGAGCATAAATTAGGAGAGTATAATGAAATATCTCCTAATGCATTCCAATCGAATAGTGCTAATCTAGATTCTTATGGTGGTATGGTTAAAGAGGACTTATTATGGCTCCTGAAATAAAAGATAAAGATAGATTAGACGAAGTTAACAACACGGGAATGACTACCTTCGGTGGAGGTAGCAGATATGGATCTTGGTTCTACCCCATGGGCAAAGTGGGAAGGTTTTTTGCTAAGTTTTTCCATACAAAGGCCGCTCCTTACGCAGATGAAGATAATGACCTTCCTATAGAGGACGTTCCCACTCAAACTCACCCTTTGGCTGGCGACACTGTAGTAGATTCCGACGTTATTAAGAGCGAGGGAGGTCCTGGGGGATTTGTTAAGAGCGGAGGTAGCACTGGATATCAGCCAATTATACCAGAAAAGGAGATAACTAGGAAGAGAAGATATCAAGAATTTGAAAGTATGGATAATTACCCAGAGATATCTACTGCCTTTGATATTTACGCTGATGATTGCACGCAAAGAGATTTACATGGGGATAAATTTAGCATAGAAACAGAAAATTCTTTACTGAAAAAAGAAGTAGAGCATTTATTTAGATCTACTAAGATGGATCACCTTGTCTGGGACATAGTTAGGAACGCAGCGAAGTTCGGAGATTGCTTTGTTGAGTTGGTTGTTGATCTTAGCGAGGCTGTAGCTGGAATTCAGAAGATTAAAATTCTTAATCCTAACTTTATTCTTAGA